TGATAAGGCAGCATTGTCGAGTAACATACGCCAAGCGGCATTAACGATGCGTTGCTCATTACGGAGTAGATACGGAATACCGAAGCCAAAGACACTGGTATCATCATCTTCATACGCAAATACGCTGTAAGGACATTCACCGGTTTCTAAGGGGTTAAGATCAGCTTTAATGACTACGCCATTGATAAAACTAACGATCACGTCATGTTCAATCAGGTCATCATCTTCAACAGCACAACCACAGGACTCTAAATCTTCTTTTGTTGCAGGACCGTGATACTCCCAGAGTTCATATCTATTGTCATTGATGTTAGCTTGTACGCCTGACAGTTCTCTTAGTCGTCCAACATGACTAGAGCCGTTCGAGTTATTCCTCGCATCAACAGCGATAATCTTTTTAATTTGTTCTTTAAGATAGCCTGGTCGTTTAGATAACTCAATCAACTGCTTCTTGGTAACGTATCTTCTCTCAAAGATAAATCCACATTCAGTAATCTTGGTAGCTGACATGTCGGGAAACCAATCCCAGACATTGACACGTTCAACACCTGGTCGATACTCTTGTACGATATCCAGTTCGTAGACTGCATTGTCTAACTGCTTCCAATTCTTACGACTACGATTGATAACGACAGGACCTTTAAGAATACCCGTACCAAACAAGCAAGCATCATGGATAACCTCTCTTGCAATGGTGTGGTACTTAGCCTCAACAAGTTGATCATCTATCTCCCGTGTCATTGCTTCAGCACGTTGCTGTGCTTCTTTCAGCATCTCTTTCGCTAGATCAGCATGAGTGACTTCATTACCCTGCTCGTCTAGACCAGCAGTCTCTTGATTGTTAGCCATCTTCTGAAGTTCAGGCACCGGAGTCGGTTGAATCGCCCAGTTGGTGTCATCAGAAGGAAACAGCATATCTGCTAATCTGGATTCAGCACCGGTAGATTTACTGCGTGTAATGTTGACAAAGGCTTGACTACCCGCTGATTTCTTGAGTCGCTCAAGCGTCTCAGCATCATAATGACCCATATACTGTTCAAGGTCTGATAACCATCGATCTTCAGTCTGTTGACGAATACCAATCTGTTCTTGTGCTAATCGAGTTAAACGCCAACCCAGTGCCTGTATCTGTTCACCTGATTCTTCATCAGCGTTATCATCGAGTTCATACTCGTCGTTCTGTTGCATAGTTTGCATCGTATGTCTCCCGACATTCGTTAAAATATAAATTATTTAATTAATACCTATACCCATTAAAACCTAGAAAAGACGTGGCTTTAAGCTAATACCTATACCCATTAAAATGATAATACCTATAATACCTATACCCATAACCTAGTAGCCGGTAATCGTATCGCCTGTGTAAGTTTCTATCGTCTTAAAATTAGTTTTTCGTGGTGACACAATCGCGCTGAATAACTCTGCTAGTACCCACACCCAAGCATCAGCTCGGTTAGGTGAGCCTCCACCAAGATATCCAGTCGTAGTGAATGAACACAGCTCATCCTCAAGCTCTGGAAAATAACCACCATGACAAACTTTACCTTGCTCATAGAGTGCTGAGATAGGTTCTGCTCTGATATGTTTGCCTCGTGTTGCTGTAACAGCTTTGTAAGGCGTTCGTGGTCTAGCGGTCTGGATAGTATGTCTAACCATATCGCCACCATAATTAGCTTCACCGACTACACAATCCGCTGCATGACGATCATAAGCAGTAGTAGCTATTCTTCCCCAGGTAGCAGGACCCGCTGTAACAGTACAATCTTCTAATAGATATGCTTTACCATCTACGCCCAGCGCACCCACAACAATACCAATAGCATCATTCTCTTTATTGTCTGTCTCACCAGCACCAGAAGGATCTACACCGACAATGACACGGATAAATTCCGGATAACCGGAGTCAATGACGCGGTTCTCGTCAATGTTCTCAAAAGTAAATAGCGCATTAGGTGTTGCATCGCTGAACTCACCAAGCAGGAATCTTCGCTTAAGTCTTGGCGCCAGGCTATTTAGCGTGGCTAAGTAAGTGGTTGATAAGTTTTCCGTGTTATCGGCAGGATTAATCTTAAAGCTGGCATAGTCATCCGGATTTTCGGACGGCTTCTTGGTATCTGGATCCCGTTTCTCGATGAAGCGTTTATAGCTCCAGTGTGCTTTGCTTGGTGGATTAAGATCGTAGTAACAGCGTGGCTTTAATTCTGAACTCGTCGTACCGATAACTTGCGTTGCTTTTTGTGCTAGTCGGGTAATGGAGATGTCAATAGACGACAAAGGGATCTGGCTGGCTTCGTTGTAATAGATGGTAACGAACTCCATGCCCAAGATCTTTTCAGTACGCTCCTTATCATCTAAGCCACCAAACCAAATTTGACTACCGTTATCGAACTGAGCGTAAAAGTCAGTCTTGTTGAGTGTATAAGCAACACCAGGGTAAGCAATCTGCATGACTTTTGGAAACGTATCCATGATTACTGAGGCTTTGATCGCATTGAATCTGAATCTAAAGATAGCGTGTCTTGAGTTAGCCGCTTTTAAGGCTCGGAATACGACATTGCGAGTCAGTAAGAACGTCTTACCTGATCGTGAGCCACCGAATAAGCAAATATGAGTCGCATCACCAGCTAATACTTCCTGAGCTTCCAGTTGCTTTGCTGTGAGTTTAAAGGTCAAAGTCTAGCGTCCAGAGCTGAAGCAATAATAGATACTGCACCAGTTACCGCTACTTTCTCAGTATAAAGACCAGCTGCTTTACCGCGATTAGTCTCAGCAGTGACAGCAGGACCATAATTCTCTGCTTCCTCGGCTTTCTTGCTTAAGTGAGCCAGTCGAGCTAAGTGTGATTCAAGCGTTAAACCCGCTGCTGCAATGATAGGTTTCTTGAGTTCTTCCACCCTAGCTGAAACCTCGGTGTCTTTCATTAACCTGGACGCATTGTTTTGCACTGTCTCAGGCTTAGTTGTAGCCTTGACATTAAACGCCTCACGATACGCATCGGCTTGTGTCATTCCGCTCGAGACAGCAATAGCAAAGGCTTCTTGTTTAGGAGTCATAACACTATATCTAATAAAATCATAGCTCTATTATACTATATCTATTATTTATGCAATATAAGCACTTTCTACTAAATTTATTTACCTTATTTATTAAATAATGCTTTACGTTGTGCATTACATGTGATTTAATAGCTTCACGGTTTCAACAACTGAAACCCTTTTGGAGATACAACAAATGATTAAATACACAGTGCAAGCTTTTGACAATAACGCCAACATTGAGTGGGAAATAAATAACCTGAGCATCAAAGAGGCAGAAAAAACGGCTTTAGAAGAGTCCAAGGCAAATCCTGAGCTGAATATTTTTGTTGTTTTTGCTGACGGTTATTTGAATATTGACGGCCATAGTCCCGTTGGAAAAAAATGGTAACCCTTGTTGAAACCCTTGAGGAGATACGATAATGGCAACTGCACTTAGATATTTAGCGAAACTGCAAGACAGAGAAGATTTTCAATACCTAATTGGTGTATTTGATGATGATGCTGGATGCTCTGTGAAGATGTTTATAAATGATAATAACTCAGCCGAAAAAATTATTTTTTTTGATGACCAAGTTGTATCTGTAGAAAAATTTACAACTAAAGTAGATTTTAAGAATCTAATAAACTGGGAATTGAATTCAAAACTAGAAATTAAGAATCTTTTAGATAAATTAATAGATGATTCTTTAGATAAATCAGGGGAATAAGATGGCAATTACATTAGCAGCAAGCGTAAATAATGGCGTATATCGCGTTGAAGATTATGAAATGGCCCAAGAAGGCGGTGAATATTTGAAAACAAAATACTTTTATGATGCGCTTAATGCGCTAAACAAAGAAGATGGCGTTATCTATGCTTGCTTTGACACCTACGGAAATCCAGTTGACAAAGAATTATTTGATAAAATCGAGCTGGAATATGGAATCAAGTAACCCTGGCGCTGCCCTTGCCTCTCTCCGCAAAACTGAAACTAAGAAATGCTTAGTCTGCGGGGTTGAGTTCACCGGCCTTATTAAGAAAACAATTTGCAACAAATGCTTGAGCAAAGCAAGAGTTGCAAAGTTTAGGGGCAAACCAAATGAAAGTTGAAGTAGATATTAATGCAGAAGAACTGGTTGCTGAATATATAGCGGATAGCTTTGGTATTACTAGCAACAATCATAATTCAAGCATGGCTTACTTGAGTTTACCGGTTTTTATTCCATCATCAAAGTCATCACCCCTCGATGTTGAGCTACATTGGGAGTTGGATGAGTTAAGTAAGTTTGGTGTGAAGCAAGGGAGAATACCATCTGTTAGCTTGAATATTCGTGATGAATATTTTGAATATTTTGATGATAGCCCAGAAGACTACATTAATGAGATGCGACGACTCTCATTATATCTAAAAGAGTTTATGAGTGAAGTTGATGCACTTTACGAAAAAACTCTTAAAGATATGATTAATGAAATTAAGTAATAACCAACAGCCCCTTAACCGGGGCTTTTCTTTGTCAGGCAAAAAATATATCTAATTAATATTTTAAAAAATAGATAGAAAATTACATTAAGTAAGTTGGCCGAATTCGGTTATAACTTAACCGATTCGGTTTTGATACGAACTCTCATCACTCTTGAACTTCACGTTCTTCTTCCGATTCTTGTTGCTGGTTTTCAACGCCATTAAAAATACCCATCTTCATCTTTATCAAACAGGTCTTGAAACTTCTTGGCAATTATCTTAACGATCATACCCGTTACACCGATAACACCGATGCACAGTGCGATTAAACCTGCTGCTAGTTGTAGATCCATTTCCCTTACCTCTGATGTTGAATTTCAATGTCGTATAGCGGTCTTTCTAAACCACAATCTACACAGGTGCGTTTTTTCCAGCTCACATAAGTGGCCCAGTGGGTGTGTTTACAATGTGCTACCCGCACTGGCGCATTGAATAGGTTGATAGGACTAAACGTCATCATTGGCCAACAAGTCACAACAATAACTTCTCTGGAATTAATAGATCAGCCACCAACTTCACATACCCATTAACGTCGTGCCATGAATCATGGTAATCAGGATCCCCGTTTAATATTCTGCCCACCTTATGCGCCACCATTTCTAAACACTCTCGTTGATCGTCTTTTAAAGTATCCCAGTTAGGACTATCGGCCATTGCGCGTTTGATGTTTTGGGTTATCCTGGCATGTTCAGTAAATGCACCATAACGGCTACCTCTTTCTTCTAGCGTTGCTTCAATCGTCATATAATCTCCTCGAATGCCATTCTCCGAGCCTCACTGTTGCTTTTCTTCTGATCAATAACTAATACTCGCACCCTTGCCATATAGTCATCCTCTTGCTGTAGAGTCACCTTCTTGTGTAATAGCTTTGCTTTGGCGATAAGATATTCTTCATCGAACTCAACTTCATCCATCTATATCTACCTCAAAATAACCGGCAAACAGAAACAGCCAGGTAAATATCCAACCATCTTCGTCTGAAGTTACCCAAGGAAAGATGGTCCACTCCGCTATTCCTCTAAATCCCCAAAATATCAACACAACTCCCTTTCTAAGTTTTCTTGCAGCAATGTCCCAGCATGTTTAACTATCCTCATCTTATCGATTCCTGCCCATCTAACCCTATTTGGTATTGCTGCAATATAACCTTGTAGGAAAGCTATGCGATTACAGTTATCGGGCCTAAAAGTGCCTATCTGATTGATGTACTCAATTTCTGAATCAGTGGACCAAGCAATCGTTTCTTTCTCTTTTTTAGCCGGTATCATTATTAACATCCCCAGTAGTCTGAATAAATTACATAGATCATGAATAGAACGGTTGCGTAAAACGGTAGATAAAACCACTCAATCATCCGGTCCACCTGTTATTGATACTTTGATATAACCCCCTGTTTCTGTATGCACCCAAGGACGGGTAATAAATCGGCTATCATCTATGCCAAGTGCGTCAGCTATGCCATCACGCCCACTTTTGAAGCTGGCAATCATGTTGTCGTCATCCCTTCGTCTTTTATCCGA